CACGATGGACGCGTTGATCGCCGCTGCGACCTCCGCCGCGGTTGCCTGCGCAACGTTCACGAAGTCGGAGGCGGCGAAGGTGACGCGCTGCTCGGCCCCTCCATCGATGCGCAGTTGGAGCGTCATGCCATCGACGAGGGCGTACGGCCCGGGCGCTCCCACAGCGACCGAGGCAGCCGTGCCTCCGAACACGACGTCGATGTCGGGACCGCCGTTCACGGAGAGCACGATTCGCTCTCCGTCGTGGAGCGCGAAGGGACCTGCAGCGCGACCCGCCAGCACCGCGGGCGTGGGGCCGGCTCCAGCGAGGATGTACCCCTGCGCGCGCGTCGCCGTCGCAGAGTACGGCTGCGAGACGTCCGCGTAGTGCGTCGTGCGAACGACCCAGAGCTGGCTTCCGCCGTTCTCGAAGAAGCCCATCGCGGCGAGGGCCAGGTCTGAGTCAGGCGTGAAGCCTCCGAAGCGCGTCTGGAACTCTTCGAAGGAGCTGCAGAGCACGGCCTCGCCGATGGGCCCGCGCTCCGTCAGGCCGACCGCACCGGCAACGGAGGTTGGCGCTGAGGTGATGCCGCGAACGCGCGGCTCCTCTTCGACGATGACGACCTTCGACGACAACAGTTGTCCGCTCACGAAGCACCTCGGTTGGCTGCGAGCGCGCCGTCTCGGATCGCGCGGATGACCGTCGGCACGACGAGCACGGCCTCGTCGAGGCCATCGACGGTGACGCCGGCCGCGAGCGTCAGGGACGCGGGGACGGGTCGAGCCCCGGGAGCACAACGGCATCGAGCGTTCGCCGCGCAGAACACGTCATGGGCGAGCACGAAGACCAGGCAGCGTCGGCTGGTGTTTGTGAGGGAGACGGTCACAACCCCTCCGTCGCGAGCTCGGGGCGCTCGACCAGCGGGTTGCGGTCGATCGGCAGACCCTCGTCGACGTCGAAGCCGCGCACGACGAACCCGCAGGTGAAGACGCGAAGGTCATCGCGGCTGGCGAGTTGGGTTCGGAAGTCGCCGTCCGCCTCGAGCTCCCAACGGACGGTGCCGCGGTCAGGAACGCTCGGGTCGCGCGGCAGCTCGAGCCAGCGGTTGCGGTTGAGGAACGTCGCGACGGAGCCCATCAGGTTGAAGAGCTCGGCGGTGCGCGAGGACGCGACGGTGAGACCGAACACCAGGTCGACGGTGAGTGGCGGCTTCCGGCGGACCGCTTGCAGGCCCGTCAGCGTTCCCACCACGTCGTAGTGGGGCTCGTTCGCCGAATAGAAGCGGTTCTGGCGGAGCGTCGGGCCCATCAACACGAGCGAGGGGAGCTTCGCCATCGCGATGATGCTTTGGCCATCGGCGGCGTCGTCGTAGTCGACCGAGACCGAGGTGCTGACATTCGCGACGACCTGGCGCTTCAGCTCGCGGAGCAGCTGGCGGATGACGCGAGTGAGGTCAGACTCTCGCGCGATGGCGGGACGCTCGTACCGATAAGCGAGTGGCAGCACCGCACGCTCGCCCGGAATCGGTCGCCCGGTCGGGTCGAGATTGAGCAGTTCAAGGTCAACTGCCCCTGGCTCGTGCGGAGGCGTGCGGAGTTCAACAACGGTTGCGGTCCCAGACCGACGAATCGCCAGGATCTCAGCCGCTCGACCACCGAACACTACCTGCGGACGCGCGCCAATCCCTGCGCTCTCCAGCCGAATGAGGTCTCCACCGCTCGACGGCCCAGCCGGCTGAGAGAGCGAGTGGATGATTGGGATGGCCACGAACGGGGAAAGCGAGCCCTCGCGTCACTGGGGGACGGCAAGCTCACGGCGCCAAACCCAGTTGGCGGGCGATTCGGTTGAGCAGCCGCTGTGTGGCGCCACTTCTGAACTTCTCGAACGCCGGCCGCAGGAAGGGTCGCGGCGGGACCTGCGTAACGACCACGCCACGTCCGCTGCCGGCGCTCCGAGGTGTTCCAGCTCGCTTGAGCAGCACCGCGAGGTAGCGCCGCATCTTCGGCGTGATGGTGATGATAACTGGCAGCCCACCGAACTCCTGGATCTGCGCGATGTCGGCGAGTGACTCGCCGGTGCTGCTCTTCGCGCTCCGCAGCACTCCGATGAACACCTCGTCGCCATCCGCGATCACTGAGATCGCGTTGCGGAGGTCGCCGCGTACCAGCAGCGACTTGGTGCCACCGAAGCCCTCGAGCTGACGCGCTGCCAACGTCAACGGCGCAGGCGGTCGGATGGGCTCGCCACCCGGCGCCTGCGCCGTCAACCCGCTCACGACTTCGTTTCGGAGGGCGTGGGCCTCCTGCTTCATCGCCCGCTCGACTGCACCCTTGAGTCTCCCCGAGGTGTTGGAGAGCAACTCGCGAGCGCGAGCCCAGTCGCCGGTGCGGGAGATCGCCATCGCGTCGTTACGGGTTCGCCGGGGGCTCCGGGATGCAGGTGTTGCCGTCGATGACGCCGGCGTCGTCGGACGTCACGAACGCGCACACGAGCGGCCGGCGCGCGAGGCGGCTCAGCTCCCCGCAGTCGGCGAGCGTGCGCCACGCCTGCTTCTCGTTGCAGACCTCGACCGTGTTGCCGAGGCAGCGCGACGCGCCGGGGTCGCAGGGCGGCTCGGTGCAGCCGACCAGCGCGAACATCAGGAGGGCCATCAGGAACAGGTTCTTCATCGGGACTCCATGCTGCGGGTCGAGGGGAACTTCGGAGCGGCGAGAGCCCGCGTGTCTTCCGCCAAGCGCCTGCTCCAAAGTCGCCGCTCACCCGAGCCGGGGACGTCGCGAGTTCGCGGCTGATTTCGGTGCGGCCTTCAGCGAGCAGCCGGGCGATCGCTGAATGACACGATGAGGAGATTCCGCCGTGGCCTCCGACGGAAGAGCCCGAAGCCCGCTGGGCGGGCCTCGGTGACGTAGAGGCCAGGCGGCGTTCGCACAGCCCAGACCAGGCCTCCCTCGGTGTCGAACAGCCCGCTGAGACGGTCCCCCGGGCGCACGAGCGCCTCGCCGGTCTGCCGGTCGACGAGTCCCAGCCGCTCGAGGTCGCTGAAGTGGAAGACGAGGTCCAGGCTCGACTGAGGCGTGTTCCCCGCGGGCGTCATGCGGAGCGCCTCGATCGTCTGTGGCTCGACCTGGCACGGCACGCGGACGGCTGGGTGTTCGCGTCGGTAGGGCTCGCCCGCGCCATCACCATCGGCGTCGAATAGTGCCGGCTCCTTGAAGTCCTCGTCGTAGCCGGGCGCCTGCGTCGACATCGCGTCGGCATCGAGCCGGCGGAGTTCCGCGACGAACGGGAAGATGAGCCGTCCTCGCATCACGCAGTTCCGACCGGCGAGGTTCGGACGTAGGGAACGAGGAGCGCGTCGACCTCCGGGTCTCCGGTCAGCGAGACGCCGCCACTGCGATTCGAGTCGAGACGGTATGACTGGTCGCGCGTGCGCTCTTCGATGATCCGCCAGCGACTGCGCGCCTCGAACGCGGCGTCATCGGCGAGTGGGTGTAAGCCGCGGAGGACGAGAAGAATGCACGCCCGCTTCACAGCCAGCGGCGTTCGCCCCTCCGGAGTGCCGTCGTCCTCGGTATTGCCCCACCGCCCCTCCGCAATGACATTCCCGTGGCCTTTCGGGAACAGGAGGCCGTGTCGCAGGGTGAGGCGGGCGCCGTCGTAGCCAGCACCTATCGGCGCTCCGACGACGAGGAGCACGGACGGGTCGAGACCGAACCCAAACGGCGCAGCGCCGACGAACGGGAACGGCTGCATCCCCTCGTAGTCGACGCTGAGTCGCGTGAGCTCAATCGGAGGAACCGGGAGTTCGATTGTCGGCGTTCCACGGCCGTCGAGACGCAGCGTCGCTCGCCGTGGCTCGAAGAACTGCCGGGTCACCGTGTCGATGGTCCGCGTGGCCTCGTCGATCAGCGCGACGAGCCTCGCGTCGGTGGCAGAGGCGGGGGTAACGCCCTCAGCCCGGACCTCCGCCACCGACGCGTACACGTCAGGCCTTCCGCGCGGAGCGAGTCGGCGCCTTCGCGGTGTCGGCGGAGACGTCACTTCGCGCGGGGCTCAGGCGCACGTCATCAGCCGCCGCCTTGCGCACCTTCGCTTCGCTCTCCTCGCGAACGTCGAGTGCCTTTGCCTCCTCCTCGCTGCACACGTCGAATGCGAGGGGTGTGACGTCGTCGCCGGCCACCTGTCTGACCGTTCGCAGGTAGTCGGCCACGTTCTTTTCCACCCGATACCAGCCGCGCTCTTCGTGGAACTTGATGCCCGCGTAGGTGAAACGCCGAACGATCTGCCCGCGCCGGGGATCGAACGACTTGAGTCGAACCAGCATGGTCTCCATGGACGAACTCCTCAGAGCTGAATGTTGATGAGCTTCGCGACGCCCGGTTCCTCAGCGAACTTCGCGTCGAAGCGCATAGTGGCGACGACCCTCAGCACGCCGGCCGAAACGTCGCGGAAGGACTCCAGGCGGATCTGCCGCCAGATCCCAACGTGAACGTTCTTCGGGTTGCAGAGCAGGGCGACGGTGCGGTTGCCGCCTGGCCCCAGGTTCTCGGGGAACAGCGGCACCGGCTTGACCGGAACGCCCGAGTACAGCGCGGGGGTGTCTTCCTCGATGAACCGGTCGCCACCGACGGTGGCGCGGTCGGCCAGTGAGTTGCGGTAGTCGAGCTCGGCGTCGACGGACGTGAGGAACGCCATCTGCTTCTTGTCGCGGAGGTACTCATTGGGCAGGGACTTGAGCAGGTCGCGCAGGAAGTTCTTGCTGAGCGCCGCGCCGCCGGCGTCCACGATGTGGCTGGTCGCCTGCTTCAGCAGGCCATCGATGGTCGCGAGGAACGGGTCGGCCGAGGTGGTGTCGCCGTTGATGATCACCTCCTCCATGTCGCGCCCCGCGGCTTCGGCGATCATCTCGAGGATCGTCTGGCGCAGCTCACCGCGCTCGATGTTGTCCTCGAGCACCTCGTCGGAGAGGTGGACCTCGGCCTTCACGAGCTGCGCGTCCAGCTCGAGGTGCGACATGTCAGGCCGCGCTCGGTCGGCGACGGGGAGGGCGGTTGCTTCGGTGCCGCGCCGCAGAATGCGACTGCCGAACTTGATCTTGGCGATCTGATGTTTCGGCGACGCCATCGGCACGACGGTCGCCATCTGCATCAGCACCGACTGCTTGATGAGCAGGCGCATGAACTTCTGGGCCTGCGCTGGCAGCAGCACACCGCCACCCGCGGTTAGGTCCGCGAGAGCGAGGTCTGCCTTCTCGAGCAGCGTGCGATTCGAGGTGTAGCTCACGGGATACTCCTCTCAGGACTCGTGGAACGACAGCGACTTCTCGACGCTGTCGCGGTCGAGGGGGTTGTTGAGGTCGAGGGGCCAGGCCACCTCGTCGTTGGGCTTGGTCTTCGGCGTCGCCGCCTGGGTGGGGATGCTGTTCGGCAGGCCGAACTGCTTCTCGACGCGCCCGAGTCGCTGCGCCTGGCTGGTGACCGACTCGGAGAGCGCCTTGAATGACTCGGTCAGCTTCGTGAGCCCTTCCGTGATGGGCCCCAGGTCGACCTTGCTCGTCGCGTCTGGCTTCTCGGCGTCGTCCGCTGGTGGGTCCTTCGGCTCTGGCTTCTTCCCGCGCCTCGGTCGGGCGGCAGCCTTCGTCGCGTCGTCGTCGGCCGGCTCCTCGGAACCGGCGCGTTCGAGCAGGTCCTCGCTCGCCGCACGCAGCTGCTCCGCGAGACTGGTGATGCGCGGGTCGGAAGCGTCCTCCCCCAGTTCTTCGACTGCTTCAGTCAGGCTCTCCAGGGCTGCGAGCGCCACTCGGAGCGGCGAGTCGTCTGGAGCATCGGCCTTCTTCGCGTCCTCGGTGTCGTCCATGGTGTCGTCCCTCTTCACGATGAGAAAGCGGCGCAGGTTCGCGGCGCGGTCGACGAGGGAGACTTCCTCGACGACCATGTCCACGAGTCGGTGCACGCCGTCGGTGGTGGTGCTCATGCGGCTGCCTCGGAGGCGGGAGGGGTCGGTTCGGGAACACGTCGCGCTGAGCCGCCGATCGAAAAGCCGGTGAGTTCGCCGCTCTTCACCTTTCCCCAGAGTTCGTCGCCGAGGACCCGAACCGCGAGCAGCCAGGTTCCCTTGCGCACCGAGGTCTCACCCAGTGTGAAGTCGGTAGGCGCGAGGAAGCTCTCGAGCACTTTCACCTCGTCGTTGACCCGAAGGCGGTGCATCAGGCCGAGGCCGCCGAACTCCTCCATGAACCGGTGCGCCGCCTCGCGGATCTCGTCGGCCGAGTAGATGTCTCCCTGCGCGTCGATGACCTCAGGCTCGAGAACGATGCCCAGTACGTACCGCTCGTCGCTGGGGTCGGCGCCCTTGATGAGCTTGGTCGGCTTGTCGAACTCCGACTCGTCGGGCGCGCAGAGCCAGTCGTCGATCGCCTTCGTCGTCGGCTCGTAGTTTGCGACCAGGAGCTGCGTCAGCACCGACGGCCCGCCGACCCCGCGCATCGAGCCGATGCTCCGCGGGGTGCGGATGCGCTTCACCCAGAAGTCGGAGGCCTTCACCATCGCGGGGAACTTCCCCCGGATGCCGTAGGTGATGAGGAAGCGGCCCTTGAGCGTCGTGAGCAGCTTGAAGAAGCGCTCCTCGTCGAAGTCCGACTCGCCGACGTCGACGTTGTACCCAGGGTACGGCGGGTCGAGGAAGAACGCGGTGTCCTTCGAGTCGTACTTGCGGACGACCTTCTCGTAGTCGCCGCCGTAGACCTTCACCTTCTTGAGGCGGGGCGCGAACTCCTCGATGCGCTTGATGGTTTTCGCTTCGACGCCGACGACCGAGGGGCTGAAGCTCCGCCCGCGCATCTTTCCGTACGAGAAGTGCGTCAGGTACAGGAAGCGATGGAGCCGCTCGACATCGGAGTTCGGCTTGGCGTCGAGCAGTCCTTTGAACGTCTTCTCGTCGCCGACCCAAGGCAGCTTCTTGAGGCGCGCGAGGTCGCCCGGCGTGAGCTTCTTGAGGAGCTTGTAGGCCTCCGCGATCTCCGGGTCGGCGTCGTTGATGACCTCGACCGCAACGGGCTCTTTGGCGAAGAGCACCGCGGCGCTGCCCGCGAACGGCTCGACGTACGTCTTGTGCGCCGGGAGCATCGCCGCGAGGCGCTTCGAGAGGCGCTTCTTGCCCGCGGGCGAACCCCAGATGGTCTTCTCGACGTCCTCGGTCGTCGCGGTGGAGCGGAGGACCGCGCGCGAGCGCACGATGGCGGTCTGGAGTTCGTGCATGGCGTTCAGCGGGCCGGGGTCTTCGGCTTGATGACGTTCGAGGCGTCGTGCGCGGTGTGGCTCGCGCTGGCGGTCGCGCGCGACTTCAGGCCGCTCTGCAGGACGTAGATGGCTACGACGCCCGCGACCGAAGCGATGACGCCGTCGGAGAGCGGGGCGAGGCCGGCCTTCAGAAGGAACGGGTTGATGGTGATGAGCATGACCGCCGAGATGCTGGTGGTCAGCGCACGCTTGAGTGAGCTCGGGTCACTCAGGTGAATCGCGCTCAGGAGTCTCGTCATAGAGCCCTCGTCGTCAGCGAGTCGCGAAGTGCGACCCGTCACACGTGAGGACAAAGGAAACGCCGCGACTCGGCGGGGACACGCATCACACGACTGCGAGCGTCGTACTGCGACAGAGACCGTGAAACGGCGGAAAGCCAAGGCCGGCGTCGCCCAGCCGGTCGTCGGAGACTTGGGGCTGGAATTCGCCGACATCGTCCCGGCGGCCCAGGGCGGAGCGGGTCACGTCTGCGATCGGCACACCCCCGCCGTGAAGTGTGAGCCGGTCGCCATCGAGCCGCTCACGAACCCACGGCAGGAGGCGCTTGATGTCTTCGGGCTGCTCGAGCCGCTCGACTTGGTCGAACTTCCGCAGAGCGTCAGCGACAGCGAAGGTCTTTCCGTGGAGGTACCTACAGATGTGGGTCGTCCGCTCATCAAGCACCGCCTCGATGCGGTACCGCTGAACACCAGCCTCCGCGTAGCTGCTGACCTGCGCGAAGGAGCGTCCCTGGCCGATGAAGGCGCTCGCGACGACCTCCCAATAGAACGGCGCACGTTCGATGAGCGCGGCTCGAGCTGCGGACTCCAGCTCGCCAGCGATGTCGGAGCGCCCCAGGCCCCGCTCGAGCCCGGACGCGACGACCCGTCGTGCTTCGCGACCGAGCGCATCGAGTCGCCGGCCGTACTCGTCACGGACAAAGAGGGTCTGCGCGTTCACGATGTGCCGCGCGACGCGGTGGTCGAGTGCGTTGAAGCGAGCCCCGATTGCGAGGCTCTGCACCTGGCGTGAGTGCGCGCGCGTAGCGTTGATGACCGCGGTGGCCGCCTCTCTAAGTGGAACCCCAATGCGCTGTGGGATGAGGGCGGTCGACCTGCCAGCGGCCTCAAGGGACTCCGCGACAAGCCGACGCCGCTGAGCACCGGTGGTGCGCCCCCAGTCAACGTCGAGCACCGCCACAGCCTCGCGAAGCGCGTCTGTCTCAGCAGGCGCCGCCGAGCGCCGGATCCGCGCCGCCAGAAGCGCCGACGCGCGGTCGAATCCCTGGGGGCTGCCGAGGTCCATCGCCTTCTCGACGGGCAGCCGGAGCACGTCCTCGAGCAGCTCATCGGCGAACACCCGGGCGTCGTGAAGCTCAAGCAGGCTCACGCTGGTCCCCGAACCATGACTCGAACTCCGCGCGCGGCACCGTCACTCGCTCGGGCTCGAGGTAGCGACGGGCGAGCTCGGCCCGTTCGGTGGCGAGACGCTCCTCTTCGGCGCGCAGGTCCTCTCGGAGTGTCAGCAGTTGCTTCGCGCTCTGCGCCAGCGTCGAAGGCGGCCTCGCAGCGGGAGTCAGGTCCACGCTCTGCGTCTGCACCCCTGCGAGGGTCAGCGTGATGGGCCGCTTGGTCCAGTCGTCGCCGATCTTCCGGAACTCCCGGTTGAAGATGTCGCCGGCGAGGACTCGGCCTTCTTCCGGCGTCAGCACGCCGACGCGCACCAGACGCTCGACCATCTCGGTCATGCGCTCCGGGTCGCGCGTCACCGGCGTCTGGGAGCGGAAGCGCCAGAAGCGAATGCCCATGTCGGCGAGCACCTTCCGGTTCATCAGGAAGTCGAACTCGTCGCGCTCTGGCTGGAAGACCTGATCCTCGGCGAAGCGGAGCGCGCTCTCGGCGGTCGCGCGGTTGAAGTCCTTGCTCTCGCCGCGGAGCATTCGCGGGAGACGGAAGGCGCCGCCGACCTTGTCGATGTTCCGCTCGTCGTAGACCTGAAAGAGCGCGTCCTGTTGCTGAGCGTCGGTGAGCGGTCGGAGCTCAATCTTCGCGCGTCCGCCATCGCCGGTGCCCGAGCCGTCTGCCTCGAGGATGAGGATCTTGTGGAAGTTGGCCTTGCCCTTGAGGTTCTCCTCGATGAACCGCTCGATGCGCGGAACCGACGCGTCGGAGAGCCGGCCGCCGGAGACCAGGAGCGCCATCGGCGGGACGCTCTTGTTCTCGAAGTAGAGGTAGTTGACCTCCTCCATCTGCCGCGAGCCGAGGACCGAGAGGAGCGTGCCGACCCAACGCGGCACTCCGTACGGCGAGCGCGGGGAGTGGATCGCGAAGTGGAGCAGCTCGGTCGCGGGTCCGTCGGTCGCATCGGCGGTCTTGAGCGATGCCACGTCGGGAAAGACGGCGCCGGTGTTGCGCGAGATGACGCGCGGGTCGCCGAAGGACTTGAAGAAGGCGCGCTCGCTGCCCTGGATCTGCACGTACCGGCGCAGGCGTCGGCGAGCGGAGACGGTGTCGAAGGTGGCTGGCGAGACACGGACGCGCTCCTTGACCTCGACCGGGTCGCGGTCGAGTGGGAGGAGCCGCACGGTGTACGAGGGGACGTAAACGAAGCGGGCGAGGTCTCCTTTACCGTCGCGGAGCACCTCCCAGAAGGCGTTGCCGGTGACCTCGAGGTCCTGGCGGGTGCGACGGCGCAGGTCGACGAAGGAGTGGTCGAAGCAGGCGAAGTCGAAGAAGGCCTCGAGGCGGGCTCGCTCGACGCGCGAGTGCTGGCGGAGTTCGTCGAAGCGCGCGTTGGCCTCATCACCAGTGGGCGTGACGCTGGTCGACGCATCGAGAGTGCCGGCTTCGCGCGCGGCCATGCGCTCGAGCATCAGCGTGTCGCGGACCCTCTCTCGGGCTTCCTCGGCCTCGAAGTCGATGACCGGGTCGAAGCGGAAGCCGAAGCCGTCGATGTTGGTCGCGTACGCGTCGACGTTCTGACGGAGCGAATTCGAGTGCTCCACGAGCAGGCACAACGCTTCCGGTTCGTAGGGAGGTGCGAGTGCCCCCGCAGATGTGAATGACGCCGACACATCCTCGCCCGCCGGTCTGCTCACGGGGTCTTGGATTCTCGCCCCTAGTACGACGGCCTTTAGGATCGTCTGATTGCTGCGGTCGGCATGTTGGGATGTCATCACAGCGACTCGACCTCGCCGCCGGGTACGTGCTCCGGCGCGCCGCCTTTTGGTTGCCCGCCCAAGATGGCGAAAAGAAGGAAGCGCCGCATGTTGGACTCCGAGACAACGGAAGCGAGGCACCCCACCAGCCTGCGGAATGCCACTCACTGGGCAAGGAGACGCAACGGTGCATCAGGGGACACCGATTGGCGGGCTAGATTAGTCGAGCAACACCCATTCAATACGGAGACTGCTGCCTGTGCATCGACGATTGACGACCCACGTCACTACAGGAGTCGGGGGCCCTCCAGCCCTCGAAGAACAGAGCCACGCCCTGATCCCGATCCTCGGCAAAGCCCTGTTTGCTCGTGCAGCCAAGACCGCTGTGCGTCTCGCCCGTCGAGAGTTCGCTCTCGTCCTGAGTCAGGTGCGTTCGAATCCCGACCGCGAACTGAAACGACAGGCCAGCTTGTGGTTCGTCGTCGAGAAGCTCATTGAGAGCCTGGCTACTGAGGCGAACGCTGGGCTCCCTGCATCGAATCGGGCCCTAACCCGTCATGCCCTCCAAGTGGACGATCCGTGGGGCGCTTTCTCGGTGCTCGGAGCGTGGCAGTTGCGAGAGTGCAGCACGACACGCATGTCGCCGCAGGCGATGCCTACGACGCCGACCCGCTCGGCGCGCAAGCTAAAGAAGAAGCGGTCTCGGGTTACGCGAGCGACGATACTCAGTCTCGTCACCGCCTACGAGGCGAGGCGTACCCCCCCATCGGTCACATTTCCCGAGAATCAGAAGAGGAACGACCCGCTCGCTAGGTTCCACGAAGAGGCTCTCAGCAAGTCGCTGGTGAAGCACCAGTCTGCTGCGCCTCGAGCTTTTCCCGGTCTGGTGCGCACGGACCTTGAGACTGTTGAGTGGGCCAGGCACTCCTCATTTTTCCTAGGCATTCCCTTCGAACCGAGGCTCGGACTTGCTTTGTCGATGCTGCTTCGGCTCCGAAGCGACCACACGGTCTGGACCCACCGCCTCGACTTCACGATTGAGCCGATGCTCCGCTTGATTGTGCGAGAGGCGCGTCGTGGCGAACTCGGTCGGTTGCTCAATGCACTGGATGATGTCGAACTCGCTGCGCTTGCCCAGTCGATTCGCGAGACCTGCACATATGGAACGAGCATGGAGCTCAGCGACCACCTGACGGTGGGCACGTCGGCGGTGGTCCCCCCGAAGGATCTGCTGGACCGGGTGCAGGCAGCAGCTTCGAAGCATGTCCTGCTAGATGCTGGCGTACTCAAACAGGTCGTCTCGGCGGTTGGCGGAGATGCGTTCGACCGTGCAGCCCATGACCTCATGGCGAAGTGGCTGTTGGCGATCACGAACGAGCTACGTCAAGAGCAGAACCCACCCGAGTCGCTCGAGTTCGCGGAGGCGCCCGCTTTCACGTCTCCGACCGCGAGCGATGGCGACAAGCTCATGAACACGCTTTTGGCTTCGCTTCCTTCGCAGCACCAAGACGCGGTGTTCCGTGCGAAAGATGACATCACGTCCCTAGAGGAGACCAGTTCCGCTGAGGTCGCCAGGCACTTCCGGTCGCCACCAACCTGGACCGTGGCGCTTCCGATCGATAGCTGGTCTCTCGCTTCCCCGAACGCCACTTCGATGGCGGCGGTCGCGTCCATTCTGACGATCAGCGAACTCGAGACCCGGTGGCAGCCTGTTGCCGAGCTGGCACCCGCTGCTGGTCCACGCGGCGCATTGAGCAAGGCAACGGTCTGTCTCGTCGCGACCGGGATCCGTGCGCCGGACGAACAGCTCGCCGTTCGCGAGGCGCAGTCACGCCTCGACTCCACGCTATGCGGAATCTGGTTTCTAGATGCACGCTCCTACCGGGCCCAACTTGCCACGGCTGCGTTCGTGCGTCGCGAAACCGACGGGCGAGTGACTGGCGTTCGCATCGAGCCGTCTCACTTGTTTCTTTCGCGCGTCGTCCGGCCAGAGGAAGTCTCGATCCTCGCTGAGGTCGCATCGGAACTGGCGGAGCGCTGGAGCGAGCCGCACCAACAGGACATGTGGCGTCGGGTCTCGGAGGGGATGGGCTTTCTTCGCTCGGCGCTCTCCGCGACGCTGTTCTACGAGCGGTACCTCTTCCTGTGGATGGCTCTCGAGGCCCTCCTCAACAACCTCGCGATCGACCAGGAAGAGAAGTACGCGAGGGCGGCACCAATCGGCACTCGCGTCGCCTACCGTGCGGCGCTTCTGCTCGTTCCTGATCCCTTCATGGTGGGGCGAACCTATGGGGAGGCGCGTTGGGTGACGACTCTCGAACTCGGGGCTCTCTATCACCTACGCAACAAGGCCGTTCATGAGGGCCGTCGCAACCCACCAATGGACGAGATCCTCCTCGACCGATTTCAGCGCAACGTTGTCGCGGTATTCGAGACCGTCGCCCACAACGCGTTTCGCTACGGAATGCGAAGTGTCGAGGAGCTTCTCGCTTGGTGCGAGAGCAAGTTTCCCGAGGCCGACCCGATTCGCTGACGCGGATTCCTCATCCCAGGATCTTGACGCCGACCTCGCCCGGTCCTGAGCCTTCAACTTGTCGCTCTCGCTGGCACGCGAGGGCGACTGCCCAGAACTTGTCGGCGTGACCGCGTGCGTTCCGTTCGGCATCGAAGCTGACCTTTCCTGACGGCAGCACGCGTCGCTTGATGGCGTGGATCTGCGCGACAAGGTCGCGCTCGCGCGGCACGGTCACGTCTCGGCGTTGCAAGAGGATTTTGAAGTCGGTCGCCCAGCGCTCCTTCGTGTCGTTGGTGAAGTTCTCGCCGACCACTTGAGGGAAGTCGCGGGCGAGGTTCTCGGCGAGGTTCATGCCGATGCCACTTCGGTCGATGGAGAGCCGCGCAACCGGCAGCGTGCCCAACAGGCGTCGGAGCTCAGCCTCCTGCTCCGCGAAGGGAGTGCCCTCGAAGCTCTTCAACATGCGGCAGGTGAAGCGCCCCTCGATCTCTTCGAACACCGCGAGCTCGGAGCGGTCCCTCGTCCGGCCCACGTCGAAGCCAGCGACCAGCCGTCCCTCGGGAGCGCGCATCGAGGTCGGGTCGTCGACCATCACGAGGTCATCCGTCGTGCACGGCAGGATGAGCTCGTACGGGAAGAAGCTGTACGTCTCGTCGACGAAGCGCCCCTCGAACTCCTGCTGGAAGTCGTCGAGCGGGAGCGAGTCGAGCTGCTCGATGAGCGTCGGCCTCCCGAAGACGGACACGCGCTCCTCGGTCGGCATGTTCGGCGCCTCGACCGCCGCGCGCTTCGTGTCGGCGCAGAAGAACCGGCAGAGCCACCACGGCACGTACTGCCGCGTGTGGTGCGGGTACTTGCGCAGCTCCTCGTTGGCGATCTCCCAGAAGATGCCGCGCCGTCCGAGCGGAGTGCTGCAGCCAGTCAGCTGCCCGTTGCTCCGCAAGATGAGCGCCGTCGACCCCCGGTACACCTCGCGGTCGTTCACGTAGTGCGCGAGTTCGTCGAGGTAGACGTCGCCCTTCTTCCCGCGAGGCGCCTTCGACGGATGCGAGAGAATTCGCGACAGGCGCTTGTTCGTGCCGTTCGACTCGAACGCGAGTTCGGTCTTCGAGTCGACCACCAGGCGCTTCTGGTACGCGAGCGGGAGTTCCTCGTGCACCTGGCGAGCGACGAGGATCTTCTCCTTCGCGTCGTCGAGGTTGTAGCTGACGAACACCGCCGTGTGCTTCTCGCGCAGGTGGCACCTGGCGAGCGCCTCGAGCGCGAAGAGGAACGAGAACCCGACCTGCCGGCTCTTCGTCACCCAGCGGAAGCGGGAGCGGTTCTGCAGGAACGCGAACTGGTACTGCTCGAGCGCGACCGGCTCGTCGTCGAAGGAGCCGAGGCCCGAAATGAAGCCCCACTCGGTGCCGAGCCAGTCGGCGAACTCCTCCTCGGTCCGCTTCACGATGCCGAGCGTCATCGCGTTCCTCCGCTTGCCTGCTCGCGAGAACGAAGCGTGTATGGCTCGACATGACGACCTACGCCGACTCCGTCTCCCGCCCCGCGCGCACGCTGACCGAGAACGAGCAACGCCTGCTCCTGAAGGTCACCGGCCAGCGGCTCGACGGCTTCCGCGACCACGTCATCTACAGCGTCGCGCTCGGCGCCGGCCTGCGGGAGCATGAGATCGTCGCGCTCAACATCGGCGACGTGTTCGACGAGGCCGGCCACGCCAGGCGACGGCTGCGGCTCCGGGTCTTCAAGCGGGCCAGCGAGGACCCGGCGCCACAGGAGGTGATGCTCCCCGACCTCGTGCGCGCGAAGCTCGAGAAGCTGATCGCCAGTCGGAGGCACGCCGGAGAGGCCCTGACGCCCGACACGCCGATCTTCGTCAGCCGGTTGGGTCGTCGGCTCTCCACTCGGCAACTCCGCCGCGCCTTCAGCGTCTGGCAGAAGCGCTGCGGCTTCGACCGGCACTTCAGCTTTCATACGCTTCGTCACTGCGCGTGCACGAACGTGTACCGGGCGAGCCGCGACATCCGGCTGACCCAGCGCTTCGCCCGCCACAAGTCGGTGCTGTCGACCGCCATCTACACGCACCCCTCCGACGAGGAGCTGCTCCGCTCGGTCCAGTCGCTCATCTGCTGACCGATGTGCCACTCGCAGCTCGAAACCAAACAGGCGGCGCTGCTCAATTTCTGCGGCGAGCCGTTCCTGAATCCCGGGCTGCTCAGTTTCCCGGAATTGACCCACTCGAAATCGGCACCGGGAACCCGTCAGGGCGGGCGACCGTGCGCCGAAAATCGGACCCGCCCCCCTCCCTGGGGTGGCCTGGGAAAGTGTTCGGCCGCGGCTCCTGGACCAGGGGCGAGGAAGCGCTCGGCCGCAGGGAAAGCGGCCGTTCGCGACCGGAACCGAGGCCCCGAATCGAGCCAGCAACGTCGCGAATCCTCGAAGCGGGACGCGCGCGAACGGCCACTTTTCTTTCTTTCCGGCCGTTCGTTTGGCCTCGCCGGCGGCGATCCTCACCAGGTCTGACGAGCTCGAGCTCCTCGAGCACTGTGAGGTCACACCTCGCGCATCTCCGCGGAACTCCGATGCGGTGCCCGTTGCGCCGTGTGCTTCCGCGGCGACGGGCTCCGCTGGATGGTCGTGGGCGCACCTCACGGTTCGTCTCCATTCGCGCCACGTGGGCCAACGTCGGCCCCCACGGCGGCCTTTCCGTCGGCCATCGGTTTCTGAGCGGCGTCCTCGAAAGTGAGCGGCGGGGGATCGGCAATTGAGCGCCCGGCCGAGAATTGAGCGGGCTCGGCGGGCCGCTCAGTTTCGACGACGCCCGTGAGCTCGGGCGTGGCCTCGTTCAGCTCGCGGAGCATCCGCGCATGCCGCTGCTGCAGGCTCTCGAGCGACAGCGCCGCGTGGAGTTCCTGTCGCGAGTCGGGCCCGCCGAGCACGTACTCCTTGAGCCGGACCATCGTGTTGAAGTCGGTCGGGTTGTCGAAGCGCACGCGCCCCTCGAGGAGCGCCTTCTCGTAGTTGAGCAGGTAGCCGTCGATCATCCGCACGGTGTCGTCCTTCGACACGGCGAGCGCGCTTGCCCGTGCCTCGATGAGCTTCTCGTCGGCTCGGGCCGAGATGCGCGCCACCGCCTCCTCCCGGCGGCGCGTGCAGTTGTGGCTCTTCGCGTAGCTGGCGATGACGCTGGGAGCGACGCCGTACCGCTCCGCGAGCGCGCGGTGGGTCGGGTAGACGGTCGTCGAGGAGCCGTGGTCGAGCTGCTTCACCTCTCCGAACACCAGCAGGCGGTCGAGTTCCTCAAAGGGGATGAGCGGTGCGTCGGCCTTGTGCGGTCGGCCAGGCTTTCGTCGGGGCTTTGGTTCGGCCTGCGCTGGTTCGGGAGGCGCTGGTGCCTCGACGACGGGCACTTCAGCGGGCGTCTCTCCGCGCGCTTTGAACTCCTCACGACGACGCGCGCACTCATGCTGGCCCGCAAAGTTGGCGACCAGGCTCGGAGCGACGTCGTACCGGCGTGCGAGTTCCCGCTGTGACGGCCACACGCGAACGCCGTCGACCAGCTCCCCTTCGACGAGGAGCCGGTCGACCTCGAGGTACGGCATCTTCGGACCGGCCTCTCGACGAGGTCGACCAGCCCGCTTGCCGGTGGATGGTGGCTCGCGCTTCGCCATGCGTCAGTTGAGGAGTTGCCCGTTCGCCAGGCCCCGCAGTCGCTGAATGGTCCGCGTCCGCCCGCGCTTGAGCCGCTCGTAGAGCTTGTCGCGCTCCACCTCGTCGGTCGGGCCGACGCGAGCCACGTAGGTCCGGAGCAACTCCGAGCGCAGCGTCGTCGCCGCAAGCACCTCGAGCGAAGCCTGGGGAACACCGTCCTCGGCCGCGCGTTCGAGCAGTCGCGCCAACTCGACGCGCGCCTCGGCGATGACCCGGTCGCTCGGGTCGACGAGGTGATGCTCCAGGTCGCAGCCGTGCTCCTCGTCGTCGACGCTCTCGTGCTGGTGCGCACGTTCCTGGCGAAGGCTCTGGAACACAAGTCGCTGCGTGCGCTGACGCAGTCGCATTGGGAGCCGGTCGCGCCCTCGACCCGCAACAGGAATCTCCGCCAGCGCCGACCAGAACGACGCGAGGACCAATTGGTCGAGCTCATCTCGCGGCACTGCGTCGCCGATGATGCGATTCCGCAGTCGGCTCAGCATGGGGAAGAACGCGACCGCGAGCACCGACGACCAGAACGGCGTCTTGGTCGTTCGGTGCATCGCCAGGAGCGCGTTCGCCAGCGCGTCGCGCGCGGGGTAGCTCGCCTCGCGCTCGTCGGCCAACGTCGAAAGGACCGCCGCCGCATCAGGATGCGCAGCGAGCACCGGGTGCTTGCTCCGTCCGTCCTCAAACACGCTGGGCGTCGCGTTGAGGACCTGCTGGCGGAGCCGCTCGATGAGCGCCTTGAGCGTGCTCATCGCGGCCTCCGTTCCCACCACTCGCGCGCGAGTTCGAGGAAGTCCTCGAGCTGCATGGTGACGAGCGTCGGCTGGTTGTCGTCCTTGCAGACGGCGAGCGGCCACTTGCCGGGTGGGGCGCACTCGACGGCCTGACGCATGGCCGCGCGGACGTTGGTGCGGTGGTGGTGCTTCGCCTCCAACCAGAAGCACGGCACCTCGACGTCGGGGAACTCGTCGCCCGAGCGGTACTGCAGCCCGCGGCGAATCCCGGCGTCCGGCATGATGTCGCGGAAGCGCTGCACCAGCAGTCGCTCGAACTCCGCGCCCTTCCTTCGAGAGCGAGCGCCAGTCATGCGAGCGTCCTCCCCTCGAAGCGAACGGGGATTCCGTGCTTGGCGGCGTACTGGAGTTCGCGCTCCATGCCCGGCGTGACGCGCCCGCCGAACACGCGCACCTCATCGCAGGTGGAGAGCAGCTCGACGCAGAGGTTGAGCGCGCGCTCGCGTTGCGTGGCCTCGTCGACCAGTTGCGGCAGGTAGAGATGCGGCGCGATCGGCAGGACACCCTCGGTGATGAGCGCGCGGCTGATGCGCTGGACGCGCCCGATGTTCGCCGCCGGCCCGTCGCTGAAGGGGTGGCAGACGTAGACACGCTTGAGACGGCCGACCGGCGTCGCCTTGCGCATGCGGTGCGCGAGCCGACGGGCGACCTCCAGCGAGCAGCGCGCATCAGCCAGCGCGCGGTGGGGACTGGGCCGCTCGAGGCCGAAGAGGGTCGCGACGGAGTTGAGCGACAGCGAGCTCAGCTCCCCGGTGGCGACGAGCGGCCAGGCGAGGCTGGCGGTGTCGAGCCGGTGGTAGTCGACCTCGGGGAGCGGCAGCTCCTCGCGACGGAACGCCTCCTCGAGGAAGGCCCAGTCGAACCCGACGTTGTGGCCGGCGACGAGGGCGCCCTCGAACAGGGGAGCAACCCGGGCCAGCGCGACCTCGAGCGTCGAGGCCTCGGCCCAGTAGTCGAACGAGTACCCCGCGATGGCCAGCGCCTCGGTCGACGCGTTCTCCAGGCGCTCGGGGCAGACGCGCACGTCGCACTGGGCGACGATCTCCAGCGTCCTCGCGTCGGCGCGGATGACACCGATCTCGAGGATCTCGTGCTTCCGGAAGTCGAGGCCCGTCGTCTCGAGGTCGACGAAGGCGATGGCCGCGACCGACGGTCGCTTCGTGGGCGGCTGCGGCTCGGGCGGAGGGGGCACGAGCGCG